TCCCTATGCGCGCCCCCAGGTTTCTGCCTTGCGCGACCTGGATGCGGACTACGAGCTGGAGCTGACCGAGGAGGAGTCAGCGCAAGGCTTTGTGAAGACTGACGATGGGCGCGAGATTCCCATCAACTGCATTGCCGAGGGCTTGTGCGGTCCCATCGACCCCACGCGGGTTTACTTCATGCTGGGCTGCATGTTGCGCCGCGCGCTCATCATGTCGGCCGCCATTCTCGCCATCAGCCTGGGCGGTTGAGCTATGCGCAGCCGTCATATCCGTTCCGCCATTCTGGTGGGCGTGGCCGTAGTCTCAGCCGCACTGGGCTACTGCAGCACCGCCCAGGCCCAGGTACCTGCTGCAGCCCAGCCGCATCGCGCCTTGCTGGTACGCACTGCCAATGCCACCTGGGGCTTGGGTGCGCCAGTGGCTGTCTTTGCCGCACAGGTGCACCAGGAATCGGCCTGGAAGCCAGAGGCCGTCAGCCGCGTCGGTGCCCGAGGTCTCGCCCAGTTCATGCCAACCACAGCTTCCTGGTGGTGCGAGCTGAACAAGCTGGCCCCGGCCGACTGTCAGCCTCACAACACCACCTGGGCCTTGCGCGCCCTGGTCGGCTACGACAAATACCTCTACGACCGCACGCCCACTCACTACAGCGCCTATGACCGCATGTGGGTGGCCCTGCGCGGCTATAACGGCGGGCTTGGCCATTGGCAACGTGAAGCAGCGGTTTCCGGGGCCGCCAAGCCCACACGGCAGCAAGTGGATGCGGCCTGCGGCAAAGCCCGCCGCGCGGCCGTCCATTGCCGTGAAAACCTCGGCTACCCCCAGCGCATCCTGGTCGACCTGCAGCCGCGCTATCTGGGCTGGGGGCCTGGCCTATGAAGCCCACAGCGCGCTATCTGCTGGTGGGCCTGGTGGTGGCCGCCGCTTACTGGGGCTTCGGCCTGTACCAGGACCATTTGATCGCTCAAGGTGATGCCCAGGGCGCAGACCGCGTGCAAAAAGCCTGGAATGACCAGGAACGCCTGCGCAGCCAAGTCACCGCTGCAGGCAACACCCTGCGCCAACGCAATGCCGAGAAAGTCGCCCATGACCAAACCCAACGCGCAGCGGCCAGCCAGGCTGCTGCTTACTCTGCTGCCGCTTCTTTGCGCAGCCTGCGCGCAGAGCTTGCCCGCATCAAAGCTCGCGCCAATCCCTACCCAGCTGGAGATGCCGGCCTTGCCGCCTGCGCTGGCGAAGCCGCCACCGCCCGAGAGCTATTCGAAGAAAGCGCAGAAGCTTATGTCGACCTGGCTGCAGAGGCTGACCAGCTCCGAGACCAGGTCGCAGGACTGCAGCAGTTCGCTGCCAGTGTCTGCCACGCAGGCCAAGCCCTGCAGCCCGCCGTAGGAGCAACTGATTGACCGACTTCTTCGACCGCGCCCAGGCCCGTGAGCTGCAGCTGCGAGAGGACGCCTTGCGAGACCATGCGCGCCGCGCAGGCCTTGCGGGCAAGACGGAGGCCGACTCGGCTGCCAAGTGCGCCTGCGGGGCACAGATACCTGAAGCCCGACGCAAGGCTGTGCCTGGTTGCCAGCGCTGTGTGAAGTGTGAAAGCGCGCAAGAGCGCAAGAAAGGACGGGCGCTGTGAGCCTGACGATTGATTTTTGGCAACTGGTGGGCTTGTTGGGCTCCGGCCTGGGCGTGCTGGTGGCCGTTATGAAATTCGGTGTAGCCCAGGCTCAAAAGCACCAGGACGCCACGCACTTGCAGGTGCTGGGCCGCCTGGATGCCATGGAAAAAGCCAACAAGGAAGAGGCCAGCCAGTGGCAGCGCATTGAGCGCGAACTAGGCCAGCTCAAGGCCGATATGCCGCTGAACTACGTGCGCCGCGAGGACTACATCCGGGGCCAAAGCGTCATTGAAGCCAAGCTGGACGCACTGGCTTCCAAGCTCGAAACCGCCCAGCTACGTGTAGCAAGCATTGGAGGGAACCATGCAAATTGACCAAGCCAAAATCCGCCGCGAGTCCCTGCGCTGGCTGATCCTGCTCACCCTGAACAACGCCCGCCCCATGGGCGCGCAGGAGTCGCCCATTCTGGCAGTGGCCCAGTCCATTTACCCAGACGCCACGGCGCTGGAGATGCGCCGCGAGCTGGACTACCTGGAGGACCGCGAGCTGGTCAAGATCACCAAGTCGCCCAGCGGCCCGTGGTACGCCGAGCTGACCCGCTTTGGTGTGGACATTGCCGAATACACGATTGATTGCGAGCCGGGCATTGCCCGCCCCGCCAAATACTGGGCAGGCTGACCCATGGGCCGTAAAAGCTCCATCGACCGCATGACGCCGGAGGTCAAGGCCTATATCCAGGCCATGCTTGCTACAGGCAGCCAGACGCTGGACGAGCTGATTGCAGATCTGCAGCAGCGCTTTCCTGCGGAAGCCTCGGCCGGTGAGTTGCCCAGCCGCTCGGCCTTGCATCGCTATGGTGCCAAGCTGGACCGCCGCCTATCGGCCATTCGGGCCAGCACCGAGGCCGCGCGTCTGATTCAGGCCCACGCCGGGGATGACAAGGATGCCCGCTCTGAGGCTTTGACAGCCATGGTCCAGACGGAGCTGTTCGACGCCATCCTGCTGCTGCAGGAAGCCGACGACCCTGAAGCAGATCCTGCCGAGCGTGTTGAGCTGTTGTCCAAGGCCGCAAAGAACATTGCCACGCTGACCCGCTCCAGCGTCAACCTCAAGCAGTTCCAGGCCAAGGTGGAAGCCGAGGCCCGAAAACGCGCGCTGGAAGAGGCCGCAGCCACGGCCGCGACTACAGCCAAAGCTCAAGGCCTATCCGCAGGCGGCGTGGCTGCATTGCGCGCTGCCATCATGGGAGCCATGTGATGACCCAGGCACCCGCTGAGCTGCAAGCTCCCGAGCCAACAGAACTGAGTCAGGCCATCTTCATGGCCTACCAGGTCAAGTGGGTGGAGGATCAGTCCCCGGTCAAGATCATGGAGAAGTCACGCCGTATCGGTCTGAGCTACTCCGAGGCAGCCGACGATGTGCTCTATGCGGCCAGTGCGGAAGGGGCCAACGTCTACTACATCTCCTACAACAAGGAGATGACTCAGGGGTTCATCCAGGACTGCGCGAGCTGGGCCAAGGCCTTCAATGCTGCGGCTGGCCAGATTGAAGAGTCGGTGATCGAGGAGGAAGACAAGCAGATCCTCTCGTACACCATCAACTTCGACAGCGGCCATAGGATTCAGGCCTTCACCAGCAATCCACGCAACCTGCGCTCCAAGGGCCGCCCAGGTGAGCGCCTGGTGATTGACGAAGCCGCGTTCGTGGACGACATCAAGGAGCTGCTCAAGGCCGCCATGGCCATGACAATGTGGGGCGGGCAGATTCGCATCATCAGCACCCACAACGGCGAGGACAACCCGTTCAATGAGCTGATCAACGATGTGCGTGCAGGCCGTTACCCCTACAGCCTGCATCGCGTGGACTTTGACGATGCCCTGCGAGATGGCCTGTATCGCAAGATCTGCGCGGTCAACAAGAAGCCCTGGACGCCCGAGGGCGAGGCCACTTGGCGCGAAGAAATCATTGCACGCTACCGCCCCAATCAGGACGAAGAGCTGTTCTGCGTCCCTGCTCAGGGCGGTGGTGCCTGGCTGACCCGTGTGCTGGTGGAAAGCCGCATGGTCGAGGCCCCGGTGATCCGCTTCACCGGCACCAAGGACTTCAACCAGTCCAGCCCTGCAGTGCGCCAGGTGCTGATGCAGGAGTGGATAGACACCGAGCTGAAACCACTGCTCAAGCGCCTGAATCCCGAGCTGCGTCATGCCCTGGGCATGGACTTTGCCCGCACGGGTGACTTGTCCGTGATTGCACCGGTGGAGGTGGCCAGCAATCTGCATGAGCACGTACCGTTCTTGGTCGAGCTCAAGAACGTGCCCTACAACCAGCAGCTGCAGGTGCTGTTCGCCATCTGTGATGTGCTGCCCCGTGTCTCGGGCATCGTCATCGACAGCCGAGGCAATGGCAGCTACATCGGGGAAGCGGCCGAGGACCGCTACGGCTCCATCGTCCTCAAGCTCATGCCCACCGAGAGCTGGTACCGCGACAACATGCCCGGCTATAAGGCCGCGTTTGAAGATGGAACCTTAACGCTGCCCAAACATGACGGCCTGCTGCAGGACCACCGCGCCTTCAAGCTGGTGCGTGGCGTGGCCCGCATTCCTGAAGGCAAGACCGATGGCGACAGCCACGGTGACCGCGCCATGGCCTGTGTCTATGCCCATGCGGCCGCCAAGCTGCAAATTGCGCCCATCGGCTACACGGAGGTGCCGGGTCACGCACGAGGCTTTGACAACCGAGCCAACCCGGATCGTCAAGACGACGACTTCCACATTCCCGAACACGAGGGCTGGTGATGCCAACCCGCCAGACCTCAAAACGGCGATTTAAGCGATTTTTAGCCGATGCCCTTCCGCTGGCATCGGCTTGCTGCATCACGGGCCTTGTCGGCGTTTATAAACGCCTCCCCGCCTCGTGCTGCTGCAGCTCACCCAATGCAAAAACACAAAGCGAGGTGCCGCCATGGCAAAAAGCATGATTCTGGGCGCTGATGGCCAGCCCATTGACCTGGCCAGCGTGGACACACCACAGACTTCCCACTTGGGCCATCTGCAGCGCGAGCTGCAGAGCCACCCGACCCGAGGCCTCACCCCTTCCAAGCTGGCCACCATCCTGGACGCGGCCGAGCAAGGCGACCTCACGGCCCAGTTCGACCTGTTTGAGGACATGGAAGAAAAGGATGGCCACATTGCCAGCGAGATGGGCAAGCGCCGCCGAGCGCTGATTCTGGACTGGGAGATCACCGCCCCAGACAACGCCAACGCCCAGGAAAAGCGCAACGCGGAGCAACTGGGCGAGCTGGTGCAGTCCATCCCCGATTTTGAAGAGGTGATCTTTGACGCGACCGACGCCATCGGAAAAGGCTTTGCATGCCTTGAAATCGAATGGCACCGGGCCGAGGGCTTCTGGTTGCCGAAGACGCTCACGCACCGCCCACAGTCCTGGTTCCAGCTGCACCGTGGCTACCGGCAGGAGCTGCGGCTGCGCTCCAACACCACGGACGAGCAAGGCATTCAGGGCGCTCCGCTCACCCCCTTTGGTTGGGTGACCCACATCCACAAGGCCAAAAGCGGCTACCTGGAGCGCACGGCGCTGTTCCGCCAGCTGGTCTGGACCTATCTTTTCAAGAACTACTCGGTGGGCGACCTGGCCGAGTTTCTGGAGATCTACGGCATCCCCGTGCGCCTGGGCAAGTACCCGCCCAACGCCAGCGAGCGCGAGAAGGCCACGCTGCTGCGTGCCCTGGTGGGCATTGGCCACAACGCGGCCGGCATCATCCCCGAGGGCATGCTCATCGACTTCAAGGACGCCGCCACCGGCGACCCCAAGGCGTTTGAGCTGATGATCAGCTGGTGCGAGCGCAACCAGTCCAAGGTCATTCTGGGCGGCACGCTGACCAGTGGCGCAGATGGCGCGGCCAGCACCAATGCCCTGGGCAATGTTCACAACGAAGTGCGCAAGGACCTGCGCGACGGCGATATCCGCCAGCTCAATGCCACCATCACCCGCGACCTGGTCTATGCCATCGCAGCGATGAACGGCCTTGCCCCAGACGGCATCAAGCGCTGCCCACGCTTCGGGCTGATCACGGGCGAGACCGAGGACATCCAGGTGCTGTCCGAAGCCTTGCCCAAGCTGGTGGGCATCGGCGTGCAGGTTCCGCAGGATTGGGCCAACCAGAAGCTGGGTATCCCCATGCCCCAGCCTGGGCAGGTGGTGCTGGGCGTGACGCCCGTGGTTCAAACTGTGCCTACGGGTACGGCCGCGCTGACGGCAGTTCTGCCTGGCGCTGCAGCTCAGCCGTTGACCGTGAGCCAGACCATGCAGCCGCAGCTGGCCAACAACGTGCAGCAAGCCACCAGCCCCTGGTTTGCGCAAATTCGCAAACTGGTCGAGTCGGCTACTAGCCTGGAGCAGATCCGCGACGGCCTGGAGCAGCTCATCCCCAACATGACGCTGGACCAGTTCGCCCTGGCGATGGGCGAGGCTATGGCTGCCGCACATCTGGCCGGGCGCTATGAAGTGCTGCAGGAAGCAGGAGCCCTCTGATGGCCAGTGCTGCGTTTGGGGCCTTGCCCTTCAGAGAGCAGATCGGCTTTTTCCAGCGCAAGCTGAATCTGCCCAGCACGGCCTGGACGGACATCTACACCCAGGAACATGACTATGCGTTTGTGGTGGCTGGTGCCAACCGTGACGCCATCGTCTCCGACTTCCGCGCGGCCGTGGAAAAGGCCATCGTGGACGGCACCACGCTGGAAGAGTTTCGCCGCGACTTTGACCGCATCGTGGCCAAGCACGGCTGGGACTACAACGGCGGTCGCAACTGGCGCAGCCGCGTCATCTACGACACCAACCTTGCCACCAGCTATGCGGCGGGCCGCTGGGAGCAGCTGCAGCACGCGCCGTACTGGCAGTACGAACACAGCGACTGGGTGGCGCATCCGCGTCCTCATCACGTTGCGCTAAATGGCTTGGTGCTGGAGAGGGGCAACCCATGGTGGAAGTACTACTTTCCGCCCAATGGTTGGGGCTGCGAATGCAAAGTCAAAGGCTTGTGGAGTCGCGACCTGGAAAAGCTGGGTAAAACCGGGCCTGACCAGGCCCCCGAGGTCAAGTATGCGGAGCACATCATTGGTGTGCGCAGCCCCAATGGCCCGCGCACAGTCAACGTGCCAGAAGGCATTGACCCTGGCTTTGAGTACGCGCCTGGCAATGCCCGCCTGCGCAGTGCCATCCCGCCAGAGAGGCCAGATCCTCCCGTGCCTGGCAGCGCAGGCGGCCTCGGCCTGCCCAACCAGCGCCCAGACTGGCCACTACCCGCTGCGCGCCCGTTCGCTGCTGCGGACTTGCTGCCTGCGGGTCTCCCTGCCGAAGACTACGCGAGCGCCTACCTCGCCAAGTTCGGGGCCACGCTCACCCAGCCTGCCGTCTACCAGGACGTGATCGGTGAGCGCCTGGTGCTGGGCGCTGAGCTGTTTACCGATGCCAAGGGCAACATCAAGGCGACCAAGCGCGGCCGCGAGGTCTTCATGCCCTTGCTGGCCCAGGCCCTGCAGGAACCTGACGAAATCTGGGTGCGCCTTGAGTGGATGCACGCACTGCAAAAGGCCGTGGTGCGCCGTCGATACATCGCGAGGTTTCAGGTGGAGGGCGAAGAAACGCCTGCATTGGCCGTGTTTGAGGTCGGCAGCGATGGCTGGGCTGGTGTGACCACATTCCCCGGCACCGGACAAAGCGAGGCCGACTGGCGTGTGGGAGTGAACCTGTATCGCCGTCTGCAAGACGACCAGGAATAAAAAAAGGCCAGCGGAGCGCTCTCCGGCTGGCCGTATCACGCAGGGTCGGTGGACAGAGGCGCTGCCTTCTACGTGATGAGCCCATTCTACGATGACTGCCAGGAAACACCATGGCCACCCTTACCGGCGCAAGCATTACCGTCACAGCCAGCGATGACCAATTGCTGCGCAATCTGCAGGACTTGGCAGAGAGCCCGGACACCACGCCGCTGATGTACCGCATGGGGGAGTACTTCCAGAGCAGCACGCAACAGCGCTTCACCACCCAGACAGACCCACAGGGCGTAGCCTGGAAGCCTTTGTCGCCTGGCTACATCAAGCGCAAAAAGAAGAACACCAGCCTGATCCTGACGCTTAACGCGTACCTGCGGCGCTACATCCTCGCCCAAGTGCTGACCGCTGATACCGTGGCTTGGGGCAGCAACCGCGTGTATGCAGCCATCCACAATGCGGGTGGCAACGGGAGCGGCATCAATGGCAATATGCCGCAGCGGCAGTTCCTGGGCGTGTCTGACGAGGACAATGCCGAGGTCCTGGCCATCGTCCAGGACTGGCTGCACCGCAAGATGAACGGTCTGCCCGACTGATCCCCCGGCCAGGGCGCATCTTGTGCCCTCGGCCAAAAGACCGCGCAGCCTCACCCGCCGACCATGGCGGGCATGCCTTCCAAAACCGCTCGCCTCGCTGTCCTGACCGCTGCTGCCCTCGGTGCCGCTGTGGCAGCCTGCAGCTTCACACTGGGTGACATCAACACCCAGCAGCCCAATGCCAATGGGCGTTACCTGCTGCAGTTCACGCCAGGTCAAGACTTCACACCCAGCGACGGCCGCCCCATGGATGTGCCCGCATGGCGCATCAATGCAGCCATTGCCAACTCGGTCATCAACCGCTTCAACACGGCCCAGCCGCTCGTTATCGACTACGAGCATCAGACCCTGCACAAGGAAACCAATGGTCAGCCTGCACCTGCTGCGGGCTGGATTCATGGTCTGCGCTGGGTGGAAGGCTCAGGCCTGTTTGCCGAGGTTGAGCTGACGGCCCGCGCCCTGCAGGAGATTGCCGCAGGTGAGTACCGCTATTTCAGCCCCGTGTTTCTGTATTCGCCAGAAACCGGTGATGTGCTCAAAGCGACCATGGGCGCGCTCACCAACAACCCGGCTATCCACGGCATGCAGGCACTCAACGCCATGCAGGCCGCTGCATCCGCGCAGTTTTCCAACCCGCAAACCCGCCCCACCGAGGAACCCATGAACCCACTGCTCAAGGCCTTGCTGGCCGCTCTCGGCTTGCCCGAAACCACCACCGAGCAGGCCGCGCTGACGGCCGTGCAAACCCACAAGGACACCGCCGAGGCGGCCCGCACTGCGCTGGCTTTGAAGGCCGAAGACGGTGCCACCGCCGTCACGGCCGCCTGCAGCGCGCTCACCACCAAGGCACCTGACCCCGCCAAGTTTGTACCGGTCGAGACCGTGACGGCCATGCAAACCCAGTTGGCTGCGCTGACGGCTCAGCAGCAAGCTGACCAGGTCGACAAGCTGATCCAGCCCGCTCTGGCCGATGGCCGCTTGATGGCCGCCATGGAGCCTTGGGCGCGTGATCTGGGCAAGAAAGACATGGCCGCGCTGACGTCCTATCTGGAAAAGGCCCAGCCCATTGCAGCCTTGACGGGCACCCAGACCGGTGGCCTGCCGCCCACTGGCACAGCCAAGGGTGATGCGCAGCTCAGCACTTCCGAGCAAGCCGTGTGCTCGACCATGGGCCTGACGCCCGAGCAATACAAGGCAGGCGGCGCAGCCTGACCTGACCCGGTTCAACCCCTTCAAGCGAGCAAGTTATGACCGCACTTATTCAAGACCGCAACACGCTGACCCGCAATGGCGACCAGAAAGAACCGCCTGTCGCTGCCAATGCACGCATTTTTGGCGGTTCGCTGGTAGCCATCAATGCAGCAGGCTTTGCCGTTCCAGGCTCCACAGCTCTGGGCCTAGTTGGTTGCGGTTGTGCTGAGGCCCGCGCTGACAACACGGGAGGCGCAGCCGGAGCCATTCGAGTGCGCGTGAGCGTGCGCCCCAGTCAGTTTGCCAACTCTGCGGCCACTGATGCCATCACCTTGGCCGATATCGGCAAGGACTGCTTCATCGTGGACGACCAGACCGTGGCCAAGACCGATGGCTCCGGCACCCGCAGCCGAGCTGGCCGTGTGTTTGACGTAGATGCCGATGGCGTCTGGGTCGAATTCCGCTGATCGCTCCTTTTCAGGAAAGCACCACTCACCATGATCATCAATCACGCAAACCTCTCTATCCTGAACCAAGCCTTCAGCGCCGCGTTCAAAAATGGCCTGGGTACGGCCGTCTCCCAGTGGAGCGGTATCGCCACTATGGTCCCCAGCAGCACCAGCGAGCAGAAGTACGGCTGGCTGGGCAAGATCACCAAGTTCCGCGAGTGGCTGGGTGAGCGCCAGGTGCAAAACCTGTTGGCGCATGACTACAGCATCAAGAACAAGACCTTTGAAAACACGGTGGGCGTCGACCGTGACGAGATTGAAGACGACCAGTACGGCGTCTACAAGCCGGTCTTTGAGCAACTGGGCCAGGATGCCGCGACTCACCCCGACGAGCTGGTCTTTGAACTGCTGAAAAACGGTTTCAACCAGGCTTGCTACGACGGCCAGTATTTCTTCGATACCGACCACCCGGTGGGCATGCCAGGCAAACAGGCAAGCGTCAGCAACTTCCAGGGAGGATCGGGCGACGCTTGGTTCCTGATGGACACCACCAAGGTCATCAAACCACTGATCTTTCAAAAGCGCCGCGATTACGCCTTTGTGTCCAAAACCAGCCTGACGGACGACAACGTCTTCAACCAGAACAAGTTTATTTGGGGTGCCGACGGCCGCTGCAACGTTGGTTTCGGCCTGTGGCAATTGGCCCATGCGTCCAAGAACGCACTGGACAAACAGGCCTACGCAGACATGCGCGCTTCCATGCAAAGCCTCAAAGGTGATAACGGCAAACCGCTGAACGTGCGCCCTACCGAGCTGTGGGTACCACCCAATCTCGAACAGGCTGCGCTGGAAGTGGTCACCGCTGAGCGTCTGGCCAACGGGGCCACCAACGTCATGCGCAACACGGCCAAGGTCGTGGTCTGCCCCTGGCTGGCCTGAGCCACCGAATCTCCGTTCACTCACAGGAGCACTCACACATGAGCAACCCAAAGAAGCCGGCGCAGCAAAAGACCAAGCCTGCAGGCACATCCAGCCAGGCCATCAAGGTCATCCCCAAGCGTGCGGGCTTTCGCCGTGCGGGCTACGCCTTCCCCGAAGAGGGGCTGACCATTCGCCTGAGCGAGCTGACCGACGAACAGCTGGCTCAGCTGGAAAACGAGCCCATGCTGGTTGTCGTCCCTGTGGAGGTGGAAACACCCGCCACGGACGAAGCCGACCCCGCCAAGCCCGCTGAAGAAGCCACTGGCGAGTGAGCCTCAACGCCATGCCCTACATCTCCCATGCAGAGCTGGCCGAGCGCCCAGGCGCTCGTGAGCTGGCCCAGGTCGCCACACCGGACGGCAAGCCCGTGATTGCGGACGATCTGATGGACGCCACGCTGCGCGGGCTTGACCGTGGGGCATGGAGTGCCGAGGACATTGCAGACGCCGATGCAGCCCTGCGCCGCATTGACGACGCCGTGTCTGAGGCCGATGCCGTGATTGACGGCTACCTGGCCAAGCGTGGCTATGCCGTGCCCATGGACCTGACAGCCGCATCCACTCGAAAGCTGATTGCAGGCTGGTCCCGCGCCATTGCCCGCTATCTGCTGCAGAAGGACGGCATCAGCGACGAGAAGACCTCGCCCATTGCCCGCGACTACCGCGACGCTCAGCGCCTGCTGCAGGCCACGGCCGAGGGCAAGTTCAGCCTGGGCGCGGACGATCCGCAGGCCGGTGGCAGCACAGGTGCCAATACGGACGTGCGCTTCAGCTTCCCTGACCCCGTGTTCAGCCGCCGCCAGTTGGGGGCCTTCCGATGAGCCTGGTGAATGCCGTCAAACAGCGCCTGAAAGCCGAAACCAGCCTGCGCATGGTGGATGGGGCTCTGGAGCTGGCCGCCGCGCTAAAAGCCCCGTCTGTGGCAACGCCAGCCGCCTTTGTGGTGCCAATGGCTGACCGTCCTGGTGCTGACGCAGCCTTCAGCGGCAGCGTTCTGCAGGCCGTCGAAACCACGCTTTCCATCGTGCTGGTCCTTGACAACAAGCGCGACAGCACGGGCAGCGCTGCCAACGACGAGCTGGAGCGGCTGCGAGGCGAGATCCGTAAAGCCCTGCTTGGCTGGGCACCTGACGGTGTTGACAGCCCGCTGACCGCAGGCAGGGGGCAGCTCATCGACTTGGACAACGGCCGGGTCTGGTGGGGCGACGAATTCCGCATTGAGCACTACTGGAGCAGCAAATGAGTACCGCCAATGGCAAAGCCAAAGAAGGGCAAACGCCCAGCACTGCCGCAGGAGCCGATGCCTCCCTGGCCTTGGTTCAGTCCACGCAGACCGCCACGAATGACGCCCCGGACGAGTTCCATGGCCAGGGCGGCCTCTACCAAATCATTGACGGCAAACGCCAGCTCGTTGCCGACAAGCCCGTAACTTCCGAGGAGTAAACATGGCGAAGTACATCAACAAGTTGGCCATCCTGGCCATGATCGAAGCCGTTTCCGGCACCCTGGCCGCTCCCACCGCTGCCCACGCCATTGAAGTCAGCGATGTGACGCTGACGCCACTGGAAGGCGACGAGGCAAGCCAGGGCGTGATCCGCCCTTACTTTGGTGCCTCTGAAAAAGTTCTGGTCACCATCTACCGCAAGGTGGCATTCAGCGTGGGCCTGGCCGGTGTGGGTGTGGCAGGAGATCTGCCTGGCTACGAAGCACTGATTCGCGCCTGCGCAGCCAGTGCCACCAATACGCCTGCTCCCAGCCCTACGGCAGGCACAGTGTTTGCGCCAGTCACTGACAACCTGCAGAGCCTGACCATCATCGCCACGCTCGACAAGCTGGTCTACAAGATGAGCGGCGCACGTGGCAACTGCAAGGCCGTGATTGACGCCAAAGGCATTCCGAAATGGCAGTTTGAGTTCACGGGCGCATTCATTCCGGTGGAAGACGCGGCAAGCATGCCTGCCGTGAACTACGCCAAGTTCCAGCGCCCCCTGGGTGTCAACAAGCTCAACAGCACATTGAGCCTGGACGGCTACCAGGCAGAGGCCAGCAGCTTCAACCTGGACTTCGGCAACAAGGTGGTCAAGCAAGACTTGATGAAGGTGGATGACACCGACATCACCGGCCGCGAGTCCACTGCCAGCGTGACATTCCGCAATACGACGGTTGCCACTAAAAACTGGATCGAAATGGCCCGCGCAGGCGTCAAGGTGCCCCTGGCCCTCAAGCACGGCCAGGCCGCGACCAATACGGTGGCCATTGCTGCGCCGCTGGCCCAGGTTGGCAAGCCCAGCTTCAGCGACCAGGACGGCATCCAGATGATCACCATCCCGCTGACGCTGATCCCCAGCAGTGCAGGCAATGACGAATGGGCCATCACGGTCTGACCGCCAAGCCTTGAGCCTCAAGTTTCCTGAAAAACCGTTTCAAAGAGAGTAGTTATGGCCGTCATCCTTGCATCCGTCGCCTTCTGGACTTCTGTCACCTTCGCCCGCGTGGGCGACGATGACAAGCCCGAGGTGCTCAAGTTCCGGGCGCGCTTCAAGCGCCTGAAGAAGTCCGAGCGCGTAGCGCTGAACCACCGTGTGGCAGCCATGGGCATGACAGCCGAGGTTCGCCAGTCCATCCAGAAGCTGATTGACGACCCCGCGACCGACGCCCATCAGCGTGACTTCTGGAAGGCCCGCCTGGATGCCAAGACCATGACGGATGCCGAGCTGCTCAACGAGGTCCTGGTCGACTGGGAACTGCGCGACAGCAAGGACCAGTTCGTGGCGTACACGCCCGCAGCCCGCGCGGAGCTGGAGGAAGACTTGGACGGCATCGAAACCAGCCTGGTCAAGGCCTACTTCGACGCTGTCAACAAGCCCGTGACGGCCGAGGAAGTGGAAAAAAACTCCGAAGCGCAGCCCGTCATCACCTCCTGACCAGGCCGCGCTGCACCGAAGAGGACGACGCCGAGCTGCGGGAGCAGTGGAAAAAGCTCGGCGTGGACCCCGACCTGGTCAAGCAGGCCCAGCCACAGGAGATTGAGGAAGACCAGGACGAAGACCTGGAGCTGTCCGCTGATCTCTGGCCCGCATGGGAGTGCTTCCTGGCCACCTGGACCCAGTGGCGCGTGATCGCTGGATTCACGCAGGTGTTCTACGAGGGAATTGACTACGCATCCCTTCTGGCCGTGATGGACATGCACGGCATCAAGCCCAAAAAGCGGCGCGCTGTACTCATGCAGGTGCGCATTCTGGAAGACGAAGCGCGCAAGCTGCGCAACAAGCAATAGCACTATGTCTGGCAGCAACAACACCGTCGAATACCGCGCAAAACTGGAAGTCAGCGGCGTCAAAGCCGGAGCGGCCGAGGCTGCCAAAGCCATTTCTGGTATCGACGGCGCACCAGCCGAGAAGAGCTTGCAAGGGGTGGGGGCAGAAGCTGCGCGCATGGGCACTCAAGTCCAGGCTGGCGCAGAAAAGGCGAGCGAAGGGCTCAAACAGGTTGCCCAAGCAGGCCAGCAGGCCGCTGCTGGGACACAAGGGCTGCGGCATGCGCAGGCGGGGCTCAGCGATTCCAGCCCTCAGTACCAGCGCTCACTAGACGCTTCCAACAATCTGCACAAGGCCGGTGCCATCTCGGCTGCCCAGCATGCCCAAGCCATGCGCATGCTCCCCATGCAGATGACGGACGTGGTCACCAGCGTGGCCAGCGGCATGCCGATCTGGATGGTGGCCATCCAGCAAGGTGGGCAGATCAAGGACAGCTTTGGGGGTATTGGCGCTGCTGCCCGTGGCATGCTGGGCGCAATCACCCCTGCAACGGCTGCCATCGGCGGCCTCTCCGTGGGAGCGGGCCTGGTTGCAGCAGCCTACTACCAGGGCAGCGCTGAGCAAGACAAATTCCGCCAACTCACGGTACTTAACGGCAATGCAGCTGGCGTCACGGCCGAGGCACTGAGCCGCATGTCTCGTGAAACTGACGGGATTTACGGTACTCAGTCCAAGGCAGCAGAAGGCTTGGCCATTCTGGCTGGCAGCGGCAAGATCGCGCGTGAGAGCTTGGTCGAGTTCACCGTTATGGCTGTCCGCATGGAGGATCTGGCCGGCCGCTCCTTTGAGCAGACGAGCAAAGATCTTGAGCAGCTCGGCACCAAGCCGGCAGAGGCATCCGCCAAGCTCAATGAGGCCTACAACTACCTCACGCCAGCGGTCTATCGGCAGATCCGGGCGCTGGAAGACCAGGGCAAGGCCGAGGATGCCGCAGCACTGGCCCAGAAGACATACAGCGATGCCATGTCTGCGCGTACCAAGCAATTGGAAAACGAGCTGGGCTATATCGAACGCGGCTGGCGCGGCGCGCGAGACCTGGCCAAAGAGGCCTGGGATGCCTTCCTGAACATTGGCCGCCCGACTACAGTCCAGGATAAGGCTGAAGAGCAGATAAAGGCGCTGGAAGAGAAAATCAGGCGGCACAAAGAGCTGCTTGAGAGCCGAAATATGAAGCCAGGCAAAGCCACGGCCGAGATGGAGGCTCAGCTTGAAAACGCCAAGGGGCTTGCGCAGCTGAGCGGGTCTGTGGAAAAAGCCACAGCAGAAGCCCTAGACCGCGAAAACAAAGCACGCCAGGCCGGCATCGACCTGCAAAAGGAGGCCGCGCGCTACGCCAGCGATGCCGTCAAGAAGCAAATTGAGCTCGACCAGGCGGCGGCCAAATACAAGCCTTTGACCCTTGTTGCAGAAGGCGCCTCTGCCGAGGAAATCAAAGCAGCAGCGCAGGCTGCCAAAGACTATGCCGCTGTACGTGCAGGCATTGAAGAGAAATTCAGCAAAAAGGGGGGCAAGGGCGCGGGCGGCATCAGCATCACCGATACCGACCTGGCCAGCATGCGCAGCCAACTGGTGGCCGCGCAGCATTACCACCAGCAGTTGTTGACCATGGGCAGCGGTGCCACAGAGCTGAACACCGCCGAGCGCGAAAGCCTCAAAATTGCCGAGCAGCTCAAGTTGGCCACCGATGGCAAGACTATTGCCCGCTTGAAGGAAAAGCAGGCCCTTGCAGACACACTGGCCGCGCAACTGCGCAGCAACGAAGGCCTGGAGCAGTCATACAAGGCGCACCAGCAGGCAATCGACGCCAACTACAAGGACGCCCAGGCCATTGGCCAGCGTGCCCGCGACCAGGCCGCAGCCAACGAGGTTTTCGGCAAAGGCCGTACTGCCATCGAGCAGATGACCCTGGCCACGCTGCAGCACCAGTTGGCCGAGGCCGAGGGCAGCGATAGCTTCGACCCTAGATACATTGCCTCCCTGCGCGAGAAAATTGCCGCGCAAAAGGACTTTGCCGCCGCCCTTGGCCAGGCCGATTACAAAGCCGTGCAACAGCGCGCGGACGAGCTGCTGCGCAATGCCCAAGAAATGGGTAAGTCGTACCAGCTGGAGTTTGAGCTGTCCGGTGCCAGCGCGCAGCAGCGCCAAATCATTGCCGCCCAGCGCCAGGTAGAGCTGCGCTATGCCAAGGAAATCGCGGCCGTAGACAAGCTCAACCTGGATGACGCGGGGAAGAAAGCTGCCTTGGCTACGCTGGAGCAGGCTCGCCTGCAGGAGCTGGCCAACGCCGGCGCAAAGGTCAATCTCCAAGTCTGGAGCGAGTCTGTCCAGCAGTATGACGATGTGTTCCGCAAGGGCTTTGCGGACATGCTCAATCGCGGAGAGGGCAAGTGGAAGTCTTTCACAACTAGCCTGGGCACGACCTTTAGAACCACGGTTGCGGATCAGCTCTACAAGGCCTTTGCGCAGCCCTTTGTGGTGCGCATCGTAGGCCAGATGCTGGGCATCACGGGCGGCGGAGTGCCCGGTGCCACTGGCACGGCCGCCAGCCTGGCTGGCAGCTCAGGCATCCTGAACAGCGGCAGCAACCTGCTCAATGGCAGCTTTGCTGACTGGTCGACCTGGGGCACCAAGGGCAGTACCTGGATGATGGACCAGGGCATGAGCCTGGTTACCAAGGGCTGGGAGTCTGCTGGCTCGTCTCTGATGTCGCTGGGCCAGACAGTGCAGTCTGCCGACGCGTATCTGAAGACCTTGCCTGGCTTTGACGGCGGCCTGGGCTCGGCCGCTGGCTACCTGGGCAGCATCTACAGCCTCACACAGGGCCAGTACGGTTCTGCCATTGGCTCGGCCATCGGCACTTACATCGTGCCGGGCATCGGCACCATGGTGGGCTCTGTGCTGGGCGGCCTGGTCGATGGTCTGGGCATCTGGGGCGGTGAAGTTTCGGTGAGGGATCAAGGCGTCAGCGGCATCCTGGGTGGCTCCAGGGGCCAGGTCAACAGCTACGCCGACATGAAAAAAGACGGCGGCTGGTTTGGCAGTAACAAATACTGGACCGACTGGGCACCTGTGGCAGCCAATGCTCAGCTGCAGGCCTCTTTCAAGACGCTTCAGATTGGCATTGAAGACCAGGCCAAGACTCTGGGGCTGTCCTCTGAAGCCGTCAGCAAATACACGCGCCAGATCCGCTTCAGCACTCAGGGCCTCTCGGGCGACCAGGTTGCCGCCAAGCTGCAGGAAGAAATGACTGCTGCTGGTGAGGCCATGGCCGCGCTGGCCCTGGGCACGACCCAATACACCCGGACCGGCGAAACCGCGACAGCGACGCTGCAGCGCCTGACGACGACGCTGACACTCACCAATGGCAGCCTGGAGGCCATGGGCGGCAAGCTGTTCCAGGTGGGCCTGGATGGCGCGGACATGGCCAGCAAGCTCGTGGAGCGCTTTGGCTCTGTCGATAGCTATGTCTCTGCCAGCACAGCCTACTATCAGGCCTACTACAGCCAGGCCGAACGTGCCAACAACAGCACGGCCGCCATGTCCAAGCAGCTGGCCGAGCTGGGCCTCACGCTGCCAGGTACACAGTCCGAATTCCGCGCGTTGGTCTCCAGCCTGGACCTGACGACCGATCACGGCCGCCAGGCATACGCCATGCTGCTGCAGATGGCCCCGCAGTTTGATGAGACGGCCAAGCAACTCGATGAGCTGGCCAAGGCTGCGGCTGCAGACCTGATCTCCACCTACACCCGTGCGGCCGCAGTGGCCCCTGGCATGCAGATCGCCCGTGATGCCATGAGCGCTACCACCAGCCAGGCCCAGTCGCTGGGCGGCAGCATGTCCAGCATCAACAAGATTCTGGGCGATAGCGCGAGCGGCGTCCTGACCTGGTCCAACCAGGTGCAGTCATCCACGGCCGCGCTTAGCCCTGCCCAGGCGGCTGTCAGCGTCCTGCGTGGTGAGATCTACGCACTGCAGACCTCGGCCAGCGGCACCGTGATCAATATCGCTGGGCTGTCCACCGCCCTGCAAAACGTCGATACCAAGACCTTCACGGCCACGATTACCAGCGCCTTTGAGCTAATCGCCCAGCGTGTCAAGGACGATCTGAGTAGCATTGCCAGCGAGCGCCAGGCGGTGCGTGAGGCCGCCATCAACATCATTGGACCCTCGGTTATGACGCCGGCGCAGATCCGGGACCAGATTGCGCGCCAGTCAGTGTCTTTGCCGGGGCAGAGCGGGATTGCTGCCGCTCAGGCGGCACTTGCAGCAGCGGACAAGCGTGTGGCCAATGCGCAGACAAGCTTGGCCACGGCGAACTCTCGCACAATTGACTGGGAGGCATCGCGCCGTGCGCAGATCAGCCAGGCGCAGGCTTCTATCACCAATGTTGTGGATATTGAGTGGTACAAGCAACAGCGCCCTGACGTCGTCGCCAGCGTGCTGGGGCGCGATGGCAAGTATCAGTACCACTATGACAAGTTTGCGAGAGCCGAGGGTCGGTCCGCCAATCAGAGCGACTTGAATGCGCGAAACCTGATCAAACGGCTGGAGGCAGAGCTGGCTGCTGGTGTACCGGCTTCGCTGCGCAACCAGATCAGCAGCGCTCAGGCCGAACTGGCTGCCGCACAGGCGGCGCAGGCGGCAGCAACTGATCGGGCAAAGAACTCGCAGCTTGACTATGTCGCAGCGCTCCAGAAGTACAGCCTTGACAGCGGCAAGGCTGTATCGAACCTGAGCAAGCTGCGGGAAGAGACCGTCGCCTACTACCAAAGCCAGGCCCAGCTCGCGCAGGCCATGCAGAACTCGGCCAGCGGCCTGCGCCAAACAGTCGCAGACATTCGCTTTGGGCAGCTGGACACGGCCGCACAGTTTGCGAATCTGCAAGAGCGCTACAACGTGGCTTATTCCATGGCCATGTCCACTACCGGCGAGACGCTTGCCGGGTATGGCAACGAAATGAACTCGCTGCTGCAGCCCCTGCTGCAGAAAGCCCAGGAATCAGGCCTGTCCGGCGCAGCCTACAGCAGCTTGGTCAACACCCTGCTGGCCCGCGCAGAGGCCATTGCTGGCCGTATTGAGAAAGACGCCCCTAAGAACTACCAGGAAGAGTCCCTGGGACTGCTGGGCCAGATCGACAGCACCCTGGCCGCTCTTGAAAGTGGGGCCAAAAGCAGCGACCAGGTTCTCACCGAAGCCATCAAGGCGGGCACAGACGTCAACCGTGATGGCCTGCGCGCCGTGATTGCCGCTCTGCAAGGTCGACCTGTCCCTGCGTTCGCGGCCGGTGGTCTGCACTCGGGTGGCCTGCGCCTGGTCGGGGAGCGTGGCCCAGAACTGGAGGTCACTGGCCCTGCGCGGTATTTCAGCGCCGACATGACCAGCCGAATGCTGGCCGCGCCCAGCTCCGGCCTTGACCTGTCTCCACTGCTGGCAGAGCTGGTGAGCTTACGCCGAGAGCTGTCCTATCTGCGTGCCGAGCGACGTGCAGATGCAGGAGCGATTGCGACCAACACCGGCAAGACCCATCGCCTGCTGGACCGTCTGTCCGTGGAGGGCATCCCCGTGCGTAACGCCGAAGGGCAACGCTTTGTCATGTATTTGGAGGCCGTTTAAATGCTGTTGATTCGGCCCATCAAGATCACCCCGGAGATGGTGACAGCCAGCAATGCCGGTGCCTTCGACCCCAACTACTCGGGCAGCACCAGCTACAACCTGGGTGCACGGGCGTATTACCCGGCCAATGGCAAGACCTATGAATGTGTCCAAGAGCCTGCACTAGATAAAGACCCGGTCAGCAATCCGCTGTACTGGATGCTGGCGGCTCCGTCCAATCGCTGGTCTATGTTCGATGGTGAACCCAGCACCCAGACCGTCAACTTGGGCAACCTGACCACCACGCTGTTTGTGCCTGGCCGCTTCAATGCTGTAGCGTTTTTTGGGCTGGTCGGACAAGCCATCCAGGTCACACAGCGCAGCGCCCAAGGCGCAGTACTGCGCCAGTTCAGCCGTTCCCTCAAAACACAGCCCGCAGATTGGTATGAGTACTTCTACAGCGAGCCCGACCAAATCCCCGACGCTGTCTTCACCAGTGTGGTGCCCTCGACAGGCAGTAGCCTGGAAATAACGATCACCGGGCCTGCGGGCTGCGCCACCGTGGTTGTGGGCAGCATCTTTGATTTGGGTGAGGCTCAATGGGGTGCCAACACCTCCATCGTCGACTACAGCCGCAAGAACACCACCGCCGAAGGCGTCCAGTCGTTCGAGCCTGGGCGGTTTTCTCGCCGCATGTCGGTACGCCTGGAGCAGCCCCGCGAGCGATATCCCGCCGTCCAGCGAGAGCTGGAGAAGGTGCGCGCCACCCCCTGCGTTTGGCTTGGCGTTCCTGACCGCGATGCCTACAGCCCGATGACCATTTACGGCTACTACAAGGATTTCTCTCTCGAAGTGGCCTATCCCACCAAGCACCTATGTTCCCTGGAGATTGAGAGCCTGACATGACAGTGACCGTCCCTCCATTGCCCACTCCGCCGCAGTCGACAGACCCGCAGAACTTTGCCCCTCGCGCGGATGTGTTCCTCGTGGCGATGGTTGCCCAAACTGAAGCGATGAACGCTCAGAATGCCGAGAACAATCGGCTCAACGCCAGCACAGTAGTTGCCGCTACCAATGCGGCCAACAGTGAAGCTGCTTCCAGTGTCAATGCATCGCTGGCTGCCGCAGCTGTGGCAGCTCCGCCCTTCAATCCCACCACCACTTATGTACAGGGGGATGTGGTCTGGAGCCTGGTGACCGGAAGAACCTATCGACGGAGCGTTGCAGGAAAGGCCAGTGCCGACCCCAGTGCAGATATCAGCAACTGGGTGCTATTGCAGGACTACATGCTCCCCGTAGGGAATGACCCCGCGCAGGTTCCTGCGAATCAGAACCTGGGGCGACTGGCATTCATGGATACCTTGGGCGTGCTCATGCTTTCCAGGAACCAACCTGCTGCCAACGGCAGCGTCTGGGTGGAGCGCGTCAGCGATACCTCCATCAAGCTATTTCTGCGCGGTGACGATGGTGTCGCGCGTTCCACAACTCTGACCTTGAGCTGATCCGCCATGGCAACTATTGTGAATCTGCCCGATCTGCGACCCTCGCTGCTGCTGGATTTTGCCAACAGCCGCCAGGTGGACCCGCGCGTCACCTTCGCCCGTGCGTCAGCCGCCACGCGCTGGAATGCCGTTGGTGCTCTGGAAACCGTTCCGGCCGGCGTGCCACGCATTGATCATGATCCGGCGA